AGTTGTGATAAGGTACAAATTTCAATAGGTAAATTATGAGTGAAATAAAAGTAAATAAAATTAGTCCAAGAGCAGCGTGTGGTACAGTACAGCTAGGAGATAGTGGAGATACATTCACAATTCCTGCAGGTGCAACAATTAATAACCAAGGTACAGCAACAAACTTTGGTGCAACAGGTTCAGCATCTTGGGTAACAACAGTTAAGACATCAGGTTTTACAGCAGTGGCTGGTGAAGGGTATTTTGTAAACACAACTAGTGGACCAATATCAGTTAATCTTCCAGCAGGAACTGCAGGAGCAGTTGTTGCAATAAAAGATTACGCAGGAACTTTTGATACAAATAAAGTTACGTTAGTTCAAAATGGTTCCGATAAAATTGGTGGTTCAACAACTAATTCAGTTTTAACAACAGAAGGTATTGCAGTAACATTAGTTTTTATAGATTCAACACAAGGTTGGTTAGTAACAGATTCAGGTTTACAATCAGAAGCACCAGGCCCAGAATATATTTCAGCAACAGGCGGAACAATAACTACTGCTCCTTGTGGAGATTTTAAAATTCATACATTTACAGGTCCAGGAACTTTTACAGTTTGTTCGACCGGTAATCCAGCAGGTTCAGATACAGTTTCATATGTGGTAGTGGCTGGAGGTGGTTCTGGTGGAGCAACTCACGGAGGAGGTGGTGGTGCTGGTGGTTATAGAGAAGGAAAAGCAACCACGTGTTCTTTTACAGCTAGTCCATTAGCGGCAACTTCAGGTTTACCAGTTTCAGCTCAAGGTTATCCAATAGTAGTTGGAGGCGGAGGTGCAGCACCAGCTTATCCAGTTCAACCTCCATATTCAGGAGGTTCAGGAAACAATTCAAGTTTTTCAACAATTACAGCAACAGCTGGTGGAAGAGGTGGAGGTGGTTGTGCACCACACGGATTTGGAGCTGATGGTGGCTCTGGAGGTGGTGCTGGAAACTCTGGACCTTTTGCTGGTGGGTCAGGTAATACACCATCAGTAATTCCTGCTCAAGGAACTGATGGTGGAAATGGTAACAGTTGTGGAGGAACCGGAGGTGGCGGTGGAGCAACTGTCGCTGGATCACCTACTTCTTCTAACACTGGAGGAAATGGTGGAGCAGGAGCAACATCAAGTATAAATGCAACACCAACAGCAAGAGCTGGAGGTGGTGGAGGCGGTGCAAGTGGAGGTTCTAGTGGTACTGGTGGCACAGGTGGAGGCGGAACAGGAAAAGTTTCACCTCAAGGACAAGCTAGTTCTGCAACAGCAAACACTGGTGGTGGCGGTGGAGGTGGTAGTTCAAGTGGTGGCGGTGGAGCTGGAGGTTCAGGAATAGTAATAATTAGATACAAATTTCAAAATTAATATGTATTTACTAACTTTTAAAATTAATATATAAGGAGAAACATTATGGCACATTTTGCAAAACTAGGAGCTAATGGAAAAGTTATTCAAGTACTTACTTTGAATAATTCTGATATGCATAACGCCGATGGTGTTGAAGATGAATCAGTAGGTCAACAATATTTAGAGACACACAATAATTGGCCTGCACAAATGTGGATTCAAACATCTTACAATACATCTGGTGGTCAACATAATAATGGTGGTACACCTTTAAGAGGTAATTACGCAGGTATAGGTTATACTTGGGACGAAGATGATCAAATCTTTTGGCCTAAAAAACCTTATGCATCGTGGGTAAAACATAATGCATCTGCTTCTTGGAAATCACCAATCGGTGATGCTCCAGCATTAACAGCTGAACAGACTTCACAAAATGAAGCTGGCACACATTCTTGGAGATATTCTTGGAATGAAGCTAATACAACTTGGGACTTGACAGACGCTTTAGCATAAATTAAAAATGGTGGTGGTATGCAGAGACAAGTATTAACAGAACAAGCTCTATATTATGGTGATGTGGCAATGCCTAAAAATTGGGACATTGACCGAGATAAGTTATCAGGTGACATCCTACAATCAGTAATTCAAAACAAAGATTTTCCATTTTCAAGAACTTGGGATATGTTGAATACTTATATGCGAGATCACGTTGGTCTTGAATATAATATTAATTTAATTAACAAAGAAACGTGGGGAAATATTTATAAACCCGGCGAGACTACAATTCCTTTATTAAATATAGATCCAGTAGATTTACGAAACTCTCCAGATTATACATTACTCTATGGTGTAAAAGTTAAAGATTGTATGGTTAGAATATATTATGAAGACAACAGACGTAAAGGTAGATCTTGGGATATACCATTAGAAAATAATAAATTTATTATGTTTCCATCAACTAATATGTATTACCTAACTAACAATCAAAAAGATTCATTAAACTTTGTACAAACAATAACTTATGAATATATCTAATTACTACTGGTATTTTAGTGGTGCTCTTACACCAAAATTTTGTGATGATGTAATAGCTTATGCAAATTCTAAAGAGGAAGTAATGGCTAGAACTGGTGGCTATGGTGATAGAAAATTAAAAAAAGAAGAAGTAAAAGATTTAAAAAGAAAAAGAAACTCTGATTTAGTTTGGTTAAATGATACTTGGATATATAAAGAATTACATCCATATGTTCACGAAGCAAATGCAAGAGCTGGTTGGAACTTTGATTGGGAAAGAAGTGAGTCTTGTCAGTTTACAAAATATAAACACAATCAATATTATGATTGGCATTGTGATAGTTGGGATAAAGTTTATGATCGAAAAGATCCTAATCATCCAGAGCACGGCAGAATTCGAAAACTATCTATGACTTGTCAGCTAACAGATGGTTCAGAATACAAAGGTGGTGAATTAGAATTTGATTTTAGAAACTACGATCCACATATGAGAGATGAAGCTAAACACTTGAGAAAAGCAAAAGAAATATTACCTAAAGGATCTATTATTGTATTTCCTTCTTTTGTTTGGCATAGAGTTAAACCAGTAACCGCTGGCACAAGATATAGTCTTGTTGTCTGGCATTTAGGAAAGCCATTTAGATAATGTATATAAATAATTACTTTAACACAACGATTTGGTCAGAACAAAAACCAGAGTTTGTAAAATCTTTAACAAAAGCATCTAACAAATATATTAAAGCTGCTAGAAATTTTCCAGAAGCTAAAGCACATATAAAGAAACACGGTGACTTTGGAAGAAGTTATCATTCAACACCACTTACAGCTGACAATGACTTTTTAGATTTTAGAAATTACATTGGTCAAAAATCTTGGGAATATTTAGATCATCAAGGTTTTGATATGCAGAAATACTCAACTATGTTTAGTGAGATGTGGGTACAAGAGTTTGCTAAAAAAGGTGGTGGTCATCATAGTGCACACGTACATTGGAATCAACACGTATCGGGTTTTTACTTTTTAAAGTGTAGTGACAAAACATCTATGCCAGTATTTCACGAACCGAGAACCGGTGCAAGAGCCACAAAATTAAAAATGAAACCAGATCAAAAAGGTGTGTGGGGTGGCAGTGAGCTTATACATTTTAAACCTATACCAGGTACATTAATAATTTTTCCAGGGTTTTTAGAACACGAGTTTAGTGTAGATTTTGGAATAGAGCCTTTTAGATTTATACATTGGAATATACAAGCTGTACCAAAAGAAATGGCTAAAGATGTTTAAGAAAAAAAAGTACACAGTTATTCGTCAAGCAATATCAAAAGACCTAGCAGCTTTTGTTGCAAATTATTTTAATATGCAAAAACAAGTTTATGATACTTGTAGAGAACATAGATACTTTTCACCATTTGAAAATATTATTGGATACTATGAAGGAGAGAACGAACAGATACCAAATACATATAGTCAGTATTCTAATATGGCTATGGAAACATTATTACTAAAATGTCTTCCTAAAATGGAAGAAGCAACAGGATTAAAATTATACCCAGCATATACTTATGCAAGAATTTATAAAAAAGGTGATGTTTTAAAAAGACACAAAGACAGATTTAGTTGTGAGATATCTACTACTATGAATCTTGGTGGCGATGATTGGCCAATATATTTAGAACCATCTGGAGAAATTGGTAAGAAAGGTATTAAAGTAGATTTAAAACCAGGAGATATGCTAGTTTATTCTGGCTGTGAGCTAGAACATTGGAGAGAAAAATTCAAAGGCAAAGAATGCGTTCAAGTATTTCTTCATTATAACAACCGTAAAACACCTGGAGCAAAAGATAATATGTTTGACAAGCGTCCACATTTAGGTCTTCCTTCTTGGT